AGTCTATCATATAAATTCATATGACCGACAGGTTCACCACTAATAAGAAGAGCGTCGTAAACAAATAATGCATTTTCATAAAGTTCCCCATCCATAATTGTACCCTCGTACGCCTTTTTGGGTAAATTTAATTGAACCGGAAGTACTTTGAATGCACGATTCACAAACACACATTTACGTTTGCCTTCGTATGTTAAAGCAACAAACATGTGCCTCTCGCCGTCCGTTTTCTCACAAACAACGTATTCATTGTTTTTGAGAACAGGGAAATGACTGTATTCGATAGACACAGGTTGAGGACCCGGGAAATAATCCCGACTTCCCCAAACCTTGTGAATATAATTTACGACGTATTCTTCGAAGGACATACCTTAAATAACAATTTAAACTTTAACTCGTTTTAACACCCGCTGCGTTCAAAATATTACTTACACATTCATGTGTGTAAGTCATCGTCAACTTAGATGCTGTAAACGCATATAACTTCACCCCCTTTTCTTTAAATTTTTCAAGAATTTTCGGGTGAATACTCCAATTTCCAGTTTTCTTATCTTTGATTGATTTAATGACACTTTTACAATTTGTAAACCAAACTCGCGCATCCGTGCTTACAACACTGTAGATGTCTTCAGAAATCTTCTTACCGACATCCGTGTCAAAGTGAAGACCCATTTGTTCAATTGGCTCGGTAGAATTTTCGTTTATTTTATCTCTGAAAAGATCCCAATCGACACCCTCTTTTACACCTGGGAAAACCATGCAACCAATATTTTCATGTGGTTGAAACATTTGATTGAGCGATCCATCGTCTAGACCGATACCAAAGTCAATAAATATGAGTCTGTCGTGTGTTTTCATATATTTTTCAACAACTTGTGCCTTTTTGTAAGGGTTGTCGTCAACAAAAACAATTTCGTTCTTGTAATTACTCTGCACGCACTTCATGTTTAATCGTAGAATTGCGTGTAGTGTTTTTACGTGACATGACTTAGATCGCGTAACGATGATTGTCGCTAGATTCATATGTTATTAAAAGTTTCTAAGCCTTAAGCCTTTCATTGAGACAACCAGAAAATGGCAAATTCCCCACGTGGCCGAGCGTTGTATTTATATCCGCCCATATTTTCCCGTCCATTTTTTGCCATCTTCGACAGAAGGCGTAATCTTCGGAAAGATATCTCTTGTTATCTGGATCTATCATACAATCAAAAACCGCATGGTAAAAATCAAAATCTCTGTTCTGGTGATCATTGCGGCAGTTTAATTCTGGATACTCCTTTTCCATGCGTTCAAATACTTCTCTCTTGATGCACATAAATCCAGTTGGACCATCTAAAATTTCTATAAAACCGTTGACGACCGGCCTATTTACAGCCCCAAAATTGATCACAAGACTTGAAGATAGCATGGACATGTTACGTTCATCACCACCCTTCACAGCATTCGCTGCCTGATCCCACATCACAACCTTTTTCGGATAGCATGCGACACTCACATCATGACCAGATCGTACGAGACGCAAAACCGCGTGTGGATCAAAGTGTACATCCGCATCAATGAACATAAAATAATCACAATCACTTTTTTGCATAAAACGTCCCACGGCAACATTTCGGGCGCGATGCACAAGTGATTCGTTTTCCGTGGTATCGATGTATAATTGAACATTCTCTTTCATTAAAAGAATTTGCAATTTTATTATACTCATTACATACTTATCTAAACAGAGACCTCCATAACATGGAGTTGCGAGGAATAACTTTGTCACCATTTACTTATAACAACCCTTTAACCTCTAAGTGCTTTTTTATAATGTTTTCTATTTTGTTTAGTGTTGGTACAGAGACCGAACATTTTTCACACACTTGCGCCTTTGTAATATTGGGACTAAGTACTATGAAAATAATTGCCGAAGCTACGCTATTTGGTGTTTTACTCATAAGTTCTACACAGTCATCAGTTGATGAACACATTTTATTACAGTTGTACCGCTCTTCACGCGATACTTCAAATGAGTTGAGAAGTCTCTGCATGACATCATACGCTTTTGTTACGTAGTTTTTCTCGGTCACACCCATTATCGTGTCCTTAAATATTTGTGTTGTTCGACTAATGTCTTTGGATTGAATTCCAAACATGTCGGCAATCTCTCGCGTCGTCCGAGGGAACTTTGCGAGACGACACGCGTATAAAACACAGTTTGCTTTAATACCAAGTCTTACCGCTCCCCGGGTCAATTTCTCGTTGTTAAATTTACAGTATAGCATTTTTGCATCCTTAAGGACTGCGTCTGGTAATGTATCACATGCTTCATCGATATCTCGATACGCATGAAATAATGATCGATCTTTGTGGTTCATGGACATATGGAAATTAATTTTTGCCATCCGTTTGTTTTCGTACGTGGACGAACGTTGTGTGGAAATAATGGTACCCTTACCCCAGTTCTGTGAAAACAACTCGGGGTTTGCATTTGGATTTCCACATCTCGCGGGATCATTAACACGCCCGTCATCGGTGATCCCACTCGTCCACTCCGCACTGTCATCAACGAAGTTGTCTTCGATGAGACCACATTCTGAACAGGTAGGAAGACCTTCGGGTGAAATAATCTTCACACCTGAACATTCACGGCAAAAATTTGTATTTACTGGCTTTTGTTCGGGTTCTTTTTGTAATAGTTGATCTATATCAGACCATATAGCTGCCAGCATATTGGTATGAGTTTGATAGATCTTTTTTAGATTTTGGAATTACGCACCGAAACTTAGGTTATCGGCGTGCGCTTTTGCGAGTGCTTCAATAGCATCAACAGTTTCTTTAAAACTTCTCGCGCCTGGGGATCTTGGCTCCCATGCATTCCATTCCTTGTCTATGGTTTTATAGTCAGAAGGTGGAATGACTTCCCCGTCTATATGATCATCAGGTACAATGAAGTCGTTCATTTCTGAATCACTCTCATCCTCGTCATAAATTTCAGAGTCAGAATCTTCGATATCAATTTCGGAATAAAACGCAAACATGTTTTCACCGAGGGACTTCATCTCGAGATCTTCAAATGTAGTACCACGTGGGTAATGTTCCATCACACTTTCATATGGAGCTGGACTCATCTCACCGTCATCCAACTTATAGACACACGCGGACTTATATATGAGCTCAGTAGGGTTTAGATACCGAACTCCAAGGACCAGGCCAGTATTCATTCCCACAACACTGAACATTTCATCTTCTACATCATCTTCGTTTACTAACAGCTTTACTATGTCATTTTCGATTATTTCTGATGGCACAATCATGCTTAGAGTTTTCGCTCAAAAAATTATCAACGATAATACTACAGATGAAAATCACAATTTATTCGAAGGAAGGATGTCAATACTGCGAACACGCCGTCACACTGTGTGAATCCGAGGGGGTGGATTATGAAAAAGTTATGATTGAGAAAGAGGATCTCAAAAAGTTGTGTGACGGTAGACTTGACTCTTACCCTCAAATATTTAGTGACGGACGTCGCATCGGAAACTATTTTGAATTTCAAGAGTGGGTTGAGGAGGAGTACGAACCTCTCCTAGCCCCCACACTAAACAGATTTACTGTGTTCCCCCTGAAGTATCCACACCTCTGGGAACTCTATAAGAAGGCTCAAATGAGTAATTGGACTGCTGAAGAGGTAGATCTCTCAAAGGATTTGGACGATTGGAAGACTCTAAATGAAAATGAAAAGAAATTCATAAAATACATCCTGGCATTCTTTGCTGGGTCCGATGGAATTGTTTTTGAGAATATCAATAATAACTTTGCTGATGAGGTGCAATCCTCTGAAGCGAGATCTTTCTATGCGTATCAGTGTCATAATGAAATGGTGCATGGGGAGACATACAGTAAACTCATAGACAAGTATATTAAGGATGGTGCTGAGAAGAAGCAGCTCTTTGAAGCTATCCAAACAGTTCCGTGTATTCAAAAGAAAGCGGATTGGGCTATGAAGTGGTTCGATACAAAGTCGCGTTCCTTTGCTGAGCGACTCTTCGCATTTGCGTGTGTTGAGGGTATCTTCTTCTCTGGTTCCTTCTGCGCTATTTATTGGCTCAAGAAGCGAGGTCTCATGCCAGGTCTCTGCTTCTCCAACGAGCTTATCTCTCGTGACGAGGGACTCCACCAAGAGTTTGCGGTGGAACTTTTCAAATTATTGCGTATTAAACCAACGACTGAGACTATTCATTCTATTGTTAAGGAAGCCGTTGAGATTGAGAAAGGATTCATATTGGATGCCCTTCCATGCGCTCTCATCGGTATGAATTCTGAAAAAATGTCTGAATATATTGAGTATGTATCTGATAGATTGTTGAAGCAGATCGGGGTGCCTCCAATTTGGAACTCCAAGAATCCATTTGACTTCATGGAGAACATTAGCCTCGACGGGAAGACAAACTTCTTCGAAAAGAGGGTTGGGGACTATGGCAAGATGGACGACACTTCAGATGAAATTGGTTTTGATGAAGACTTTTAAAGATTAGACACAAATATCTAGTAAGCACGCATGCACGCAATTCTACAATCAGTGGTTGGCGGACCCGGACCTCTGATTGTCGAATCTAATGGTCAAATATTTATCGAAAATTGCTGGACTATTTCCGATAAACATGTGAATAATATCTATGAAAAAATCAAAAATAATGACATTTTAAAAATCGAACAAACGACCGATCGTTCGTTTGTTGTACTTACAAGGAAGGTCCGGTAATATCAAGAGAACCCAAAACAACACCAGAATCCATGAGTCCTGGTTCCTCCATTCCTGGTTCTGGAACTATATCGGCCATTCGCTTAGGTTGAACGATGTAAGCATCATCTTCTTCCTCTTCAACAATTGGAAGTGGTGGTGCGTCACTCTTGACATTCATCATACCCCACACGACGAGGATGAACACAAGGGAGTGTACAAGAAGACCCATGGTTGATGGACAACCGTTGGGAGTCGCGATGCGTGGACCGAGGACTCGCCTGACGAGTCGGAAAGTTTCTGGATTCGCGATGATGAAAAAGGTGAGACCAGAAATGAGGGAAGTCACAAACTTCTCCTGTTGCTTCTGACCATTACACCCACAGCCGCAGTCTTTAAAAAGACCCATGATTATGTTTACTTTAGTCACACAAAAAAAATGACTTAAAGTCTAGCATCCCAGTAGATATATAATACCCACTACAAATGTCGCTTGCTATCCAACGATCCTCTGAATTTTCTGCCTCTTCTGTAGGCTTTTCAAAACTCCGTAAGAATAAGAATGGCGGTAAGACCGTCTACTTGAACGGTGGCGACAACAAAAAACTCTACCTTCAACTCCCATTCATGCGTTCCCCATATGGACTCAGTGCGTTCACTGACGAAGGCACTGGACGCACTACTTATTCTCTTGACCTCAGCTTTGACTCTGATAATGCTGAAGCGATGGACCTTCATGACAAGTTGAAGGAGCTTGATGAACTCATCGTCAACACTGTCGCCGAGAACTCCAAGGAATGGCTCGGTAAGGAGTTCAATGTCGCGGTTCTCCGTGAAGCTCTCTACAAGCCAATTGTGCGCCCAGGTAAGGAGCCATATCCATCTACCCTCAAGCTTAAGATTGCCACTAAGCCGGATGGTACTTTCGTCCCAGAAGCTTACAGTATGCAAAAGGAGGCTGTCCCCCTTGACAGTGTTGAGAAGGGACAAAAGGCTATGGCTATTGTTGATGTCAGTTCCATTTGGTTCATTGACAACAAGTTTGGTGTGACGATCCGTCTTCAACAAGCTCTCCTTGAGCAATCCACCAAGCTCCCATCCTTTGCTTTCCAAGGTCTTGACCTCCCAGAAGAGGATGAGGTTGATGAAGAAGAAGAGGAAGTTGAAGTAGACGAAGAATAAATAATTAAATTGTAATCAAATAATTCCTCAAATTTGATATGAAACTTATGAATCAAGTTACATATGAAGTTATTCTCTCAAGAAGAATTAAGATAGATGTTGTCATACCTAAGTAATCTATATTTCAGTAGATATCGTAACAGAATGAATTTCATTGAGAATCAAAGGGATCTTACAGAAGTTATCAGGGATGGAGATGCTATCACTCTCATGAAAATGGAATGTGAGATTGTAGAATATGTGGATTATGTAATGCTTAATGAAGGGGATCAGGAAGAATACCTAACTTTTCTGATTGCACAACATCCAGACCATAATGAAGCGTATCATATGTACCAAGCTTTTAGAAAGGTGTGTAGAAAAGAGTCACAATATCACTGGCATGAAATTATGAAGGTTATGGGTCGTTCAGTCATGTGTGGTGCTGTCGTGAGTCAGAACTTAAAAGTGCTTGAACAAGCCATGTTTCATATGGATGAGAAAGAATTAGAAGATCTACTTTATGAGATTGACGTCCCGGAGGTTTCAAAATGGTACGATGAAAAATTTGTTAGTATGTAATAAGTATGGTGAAACTCGCGGACCTCGTCCACATCGCCAACAACGCCAAGACCAGTTCTCAGAAGAACGCGGTCGGTGAAGAAGTTAAGAAATTGATAAGGGGGCAAAAGGCGTGCTACCCAGAACAACAATTTTTTACAAAGATTCAAATGACACCACTCAAGATTAACAAGGCTACCCGACTCAGAGTAATCGGCAAAGGTACGTACGGTACTGTCTTCTATGGATGTCTCGATGACAAATGTAAAACACAAGTTGCCATCAAAGTCACGACAGAACCAAGTGCCCGAATGGAGTATCGCATCGCGGAAAAGTTGAGAGGTATGGGGGTGCCTCGCATGTATCACTTCAAATCGTGTGATCGCGATGATGTTCTTTATTTTGAATACATTGAGGGTGAACCCCTCGAAAAATGGATCAAAAGGAGTCAATCACCCGAAGATTATCGTCAAGTGATTTCTCAACTCATCACAAACTTGAAAGCAATTCACGAAAAGTATCCAAAGTTTAGACACCATGATCTTCATTGGAACAACATTCTCGTATTGAAGGGTAACAAACCCATTATGATTGATTTTGGTATGTCCACGATCGAAGGTATTAGAAACCCAAATGTCGTGAGTGGTGAGTTTAAGAATTCTGGTATTTACTCTGGATCGCATCAAATGTATGACGCACACTACATTCTTAACATCATATACAATTACACAAAATCTGTGCCAGTGCGTCATTTCATGGAAGACCTCTTTTCACGACAATATCTTCTTAGATCATCACCTGTTACCAAAGATTTCCGTCTCCGCCCTCTAAAACACACAGGTCTTCCAACCTATGTCCAAATCTTGAAACACCCATTCCTTCAAGCTAAGAAGAAGATTGCCATTCTCAGAAAGATTATCCCAAAAAAGACTGTGGCACTCAAACCCAAAACACCCGCGAAACCTGCCACTATGAGCGCCATTCGTCGTGCGAGGGCTGTTCTTCAAAAGGAAGCTGAAAAGAAGAAGCTTCCACCAAAGAGACCTGGTATTGCCAAACGCAAACCATCCGTGATGTCACAAGTTCGTGAAATTGAAAAGAAGATTGCGGTTAACAAACCAAAAATATTCATCAACAAGAATGGTGATCTCAAAATTGATCGGCGTAAGTGTCGTCTCTACAAGAAGGAAGAATTAGTCAAAATGTTCAAATTAGATTCAAACTTAACCAAAGAACAAATGTGTAAATTCATAAAAAATATGTAATCGTATAGTATAAAATATGTGGCTTCTTGCTCTCCTCATCCTCATTGATCTTTTGATTCTCTCCCAAACAGGAAAGCGACGCCTTGATGTTACCGTCAGTGCGTCAGTTTCAAATGGAGAACAGTGGACTATTTACGGGACCATGGGCTGTGGTTGGACTCGTAAACAGTTGGAGTACATGAAAAAGGCTGATAAGCCATTCAAGTTTGTTGACTGTGAAAAAGAAGGTTGTTCAGGCATGGAAGCCTTCCCAACTCTTGTTAGCCCCAATGGGGAAAAGATCGTGGGTTACAGTGAGATTTAAGCACGGATAATGCTCAAAGAGAGAGCGAGGATGAAAGCATCAAGCATGGTAGAAATTGGCTTGAGAACGGTAATGTGCTTCACAAGGGATCGGTTCCACGCGAAACGGAGAACGAAGGTCGCGATAAGAACGTTAAGAATGAAGAGGAGAAGCTCGGTGAGCATGTCCGACTTGGTTTGAGACTTGGCGACACGGTCGAGGACTTGCATTTTAATGTGTAACAATATTTTTTTCTACATACACTACAAATGAAGGACCTCCCTCTCAGTGGGTCTGAAAGAAAATTCACCAACAAACGTTGGGGAACTTCTACTGGTATAGGCAATAACAATTGTTATGCATATGCCGTGGGCGACTATGAAGCGTATAGATTTCAAAAATCTATTCCAGGTGATCGCTCGGGTCTTTCCAATAGAAACCACAACTATACACACTGTACGGGTCTCCCAAAGCGCGTTATTTCGGATAACCCCGCAAAGATATATCGTGTCAAACCCAATGAAAAGTGTAAAAAGGGGTACTATAAGGTGATGATGTTTGTGTGTCCTGGAAGACCGACAAACTATATTCGTCAAGGAGACTTCCACTTCTATGTTCAACACGGTGTCGTAGAATACCGTGTTAAGCCAGGTGATACACAGGAATCTGTCGCCAAATTCTTCAAAATACCTTTGTCGAGAGTCAAGCGTGCTGGTAAGTTTATACCAAATAAGAGAATCGTTTTTAGAGCCAATGTCTTCAGCCACAAGCGGGGGTGGGCCACGGGTCCACTTCTGGTTGATGCATCTGGTAAACCCATTAAGGATCCTCGTAAAGCGGATAGGAACTACCCTGGACTAAACTATGACAAGTACTGTAGCTCATTCTGCGTCAAGGACAAGGGAATCAAGGTCGGAAAGACTCATCCCAAGGTCAGACAGAAGACTGTCTAAATCTAATGTATTTTCAACATCAAAAGACATATCAAATATATCCATTATATTGAAAATGGCTTCACTCTGCAATGACACAGCGTTCGACTGCGCTGTGTAATTGTTCTGAACCGTCACAGTCACCTTAAACTGTGAAACATCAAATACTTTTCTACAAAGTGGACAGGTGTTCTTACCTTTACCTTTCCATTCCTCTAGACAGTGGGAATGAAACATATGCCCACATCTGATCGGAGAATTGGTCCTCGTCGATCTGACGTCATTGAGACATATGGCACATTGTGACATTCTAGAGTATGGGTTTAAAGTTTTTATTAAAATTTACCTCACCTAATAAATCTTGGACATGTCGGTGATTTGATCACACGAATCACACTTACCCCTGGATTGTTCGGGCAACTTGTTAAGAAGTTCTGGACCATTTTTTTGGAGAAGTTGGCGGTAGCTGTAGTTATCCTCGAAAGTGATACCATTTTGCTTCATAATATAGTTATTAGTAAGTTGGGCTGAGGAGTTCATGGTAAAGCATCGACCATCGGCCATTCCAAGTCGTTGAGACATTTTTATTACAATATAATTAGAAATTAATTTGTCGGTTGGTGATTGTTTGAATCCACGAACTGAAACCCTTCTTTCTAAGAAATTCAACCATAGGTTCGCATTTATGCCCCAAGAACACATTAAATATATCCTTTTCTTCTGTTGGCGACACACGGATTTGGGAATCATTATTAATGTGTTGATTAATAATGTTATATGCAAAAGCAATCTCTTTGAGTGTCTCCGCCCCAGTGATGATTATTTTGCCAGTGGAAAAAATACTTGTGGTGATTTCTTTCATATCTTGAGCTGGTTGAAATTTAATCTTTACTGCACTGTATCTATCCGGTTCAAAAGAAACTTTGAAGACATCTGGGTGATTCTCAAAGTGCTGGGCCACTCGCATGAGATTGATGTTGTAGTTGAGACTGAAGTTTGAGTTGATCATAACCACCCGAAAAGAATCTATCGGCATTTCAGTTTCGAGTCCCAAAAAAGTCTTGAAAATATAAGTCAGTTGTGTAATGATTCGCTTACAATCGAAAAGATCGCAACAACCTGCAACTTGGATAGAGCCATTTGGGAAAACTTTGACAGATTTGGTACTGTAAGTATCATGATAAGTAAGTGTAACTTGATTGTAAAAAGTTGTGGGCTTTAATTTCCACACAAAACCACCATCACCTTTGGTGTTTGTACGTTTCAATTTAAATGTTTCCAGATTCTCAAAAATATGGCGAAGTTTTTTAATGTCAATATTCTGGATAAAGCTTGAAACCATTGTAATCGTTGTAATCTTTATCCAAGAAGGTCTCGTTTCTTCTGGAAGCTCATTTCTAAACTCATCAACTGTGAGAATGTAGGAAAAACTGTTGTTGGCTATTGCCGAATACATATATGTAGCAGGTTCCTCGTTTTTGTTTGATTTTGACTGGGTTGAAGTTGACTTAGGCACTAACTCCATGTATTTGTTGGAAATGTGAGAGTGTAAGTATCAGCTACAGTAGTAATAGCTGGTGTCTCTTTAATAACAGTGGTACCATCAGCACCAAGGATGACTACTTTAATACCAACGGCTCTATTTTTACAACAAGAAGTTCGGTTAGTGATGATAAGCTTTTTAATTTCTTTCACCGAACCAAGATCAACTGTCATAGAATCGTATTCACTTGGAGTTCTACCAAGGGTGTGAGCAAAATTGGTTTTATCACCATCGGTAAGATTTGACCATAAATGAGGAGCTGGATATTGTGAGCTACCCGTAACAGACTTGGAAGCCGCTAAGTTAGTGCCACTCACGTCAAACACTTCAAGTTCGGCGAGGTTTATGATTTTATTTTTATCATCAACATTACCCTCCGCACTCTCATCATAAGCAACTGTATGCTCCAATTTCACATAGCGACCTTTTGGTGGACCGCTTGGAGGAGCTGGTCCCGTAGAACCCATCGTCGTACTGGTGATTTTCTCACCACCCATCATAGTCGTTGCTACGCTTGAAGAAAGGCAACAGACACTGAGAAGACCAACACCCGCAAGCATCGATACAACTGACATATTTGTTATACTTTACTTAGAGATTTAATTTGTTTCTATTGCAAATGACATCATTCATTAAGACGGCTAAAGCTGTCTATGATGTTGAGTCTGAACTTGATTATGTTGAAATTGTTCACGAACGATTTGTGAGAGGCAAAGGTTATATGACCTACATTGATTACATAAATACAAAACCCCTCGCCGATTGGGTTGTTCTTACATCTAAAACACAATCAATTCCATATGAAAAGTTCCTAGACACCATGTGCGAAAAGACCCTCGAAGTTCGCCAAAAGATGGCAGAACTTGCCGTCGAGAACATTATCGCGGATAGACAAAACATTCATACATATATTCGGGTAGCGCACGCGAGCAAAATTCTAGATCCCACATTCCAGCCACCTTGGATTAACATTAAGAGTGCTTGGCA